CCGCACGCGACCTTGGCAACCCAGCCGCCCTCGCCCTCGCGGGGCAGCAGGTCGTGCGCCTCCATTGTGGTCGGCGCGATCACCCAGTAGATGCTGGGCACTTTCGCCAGCCGCAGGAAGTCGGCACGGTCGCCTTCCTGAGTTGCGCCGTCCGTGATCACGATGCAGACCTGCTGGTAGCCGACCGGAGCCGTGGCCTGCAGGCGACCCATCAGCGGCAGGGCGCTGTGGCGCAGCAGCGTGTTGGGGTCCAGATCCAAAGGGCGGAAGTTGCGGATCGGCTCGCCCCAAGGCACGAGCGGCTTCGGGGTCTTGGCGAGGCGCGTGCCCCATGCATCGATGCCGACTTTGTGCCCAGCATCGCAGACGGCTTGCGCCAGAGCGGTGGCAGCGTCCCAGATGTCGCCCTTGATGCGCTCGGTCGAGCTGGATACATCGATCAGGATCGAAACTGCCAGCGGCGCCTTGGCAGGCTGTTGGGTGCCCAGCGGCGTGCGGTACGCGCCTGCGGCCCACTGTGCAATCGAGCGACCGCGAACGAGGCTACCCTCGTCGTCACGCTTCACAACGCGCTTGGCGCGACCGCGCAGGCGGTCCGCGAACGCACGGATCTCGGGGTAATCGACCACAGGACCGACTTGGAAGTCATGCTCGCCGTGCAGAAGCTGAGTCCACTGGCCGCAGCCGTTGGACGGCTTCTTGTCGTCGCCCCGCTCCTTGGCAGCCTCGTGAGCCTCCTCTGCGGCGTCCGCAGCCTTCAGCTCATCCTGCAGGCGCTTGGCAGCTGCCGCCGCCAGATGCGGCTCAGCACGCAGCATGTCGCCCGAGTCGCGGATGCTGGCGTAGGTCCCAACATCGATCTGCTGTTGGGCAACGCTATCCTTCTCACGGCTGCCGCGCAGCGCATCCCAGTCCTGCGGCGTGCTGCAGCCCAGAATCAGGCGTGCGAACGCCTGCTTTCCAAGCTTGTCCCACACATAGCGCCCGACGAGGTTGCGGCCTGATACACGGTCGAGAGACGACTGCCGCACCGTGCGGCGTTGTGCGCGTGCGGCGATGGCGCATGCAACATCGTAGGCGTCAGCTGGGTCGATGCGGCCAGCGTCGAGCACCTTCACGGTCTCGGCCAGCGCGAGCTGCGTGATCTGCTCCCAGTCGCTGTAGCGGGGTGCTGTTGGTTTGGTGAGCTTGAACATTGAGATCTCCTAGGTTGGTGAGGTGTTGATCAAATGGCGTTGGTGGCGGCGAGGGCTTGCTGCACGGCTTCACTAGTCTTCTTGTCGAGACCCGCGAGCAATGCGACTTCCCATGCCTGATCGACCGTGCAGCCGCAGTCTTCGATGGCCGCGAGCACTGCCAGACCAAGGCGCGGTGAGGGCGGGATGCTGAGCTTGCCAGCCACAAAAATGCGGCGCAGGGCGCTGAGCTGCTTGTAGGTCGTAGCGGCCACTGCGGCGGGGTAGCCGTGAGCCACATACAGGGCGACCTCGTCTGCCTCGTTCAGGTAGTCGGCGCTCACGAACACGGCGCGACCCAGCAACGCGCTGCTGATGGACTGGACCGAGTAGCTGCCGCCTGTATCGCGCCGCAGGCCGTTGCAGCACGCGATGGCGACAAAGTCGGGGTGAGCCTTCAGCTCCTCGCCGCTCGCGAGGCGCACCGTGCCGGAGCCGTCGAGGATGCCGTGCAAGCGGCCCACGACTGCGGGGTCGGCAAGATCGAACTCGTCGAGAATCACAGCGCCGCCCGTACGCGCAGCACGCACGACCGCTTGCTCGACCCAGACCAGCTTGCCCTCGCTGTTGGTCCACGGGCGTTCGATCAGGTCCTCTGCGGTCGTCGCCGCGCTGAACTCGACAAGGTATTGGTCGCTACCAGCACGGTGCAGGGCGTGGCGCGAGGCAAAGGTCTTGCTGCTGCCGGAGGGACCGCTCACGACCACAAGGCGCTTGCCAGCCGACTTGGCAACCTTCAGGGCACGGTCGATTGCATCGCAGGTGGAAGTGCGGCTGTAGGTGCTCGACGGCTCGAACTCGGCAGGGCGAGCATGCGGCACGCCGTTGGCCAACGCCTTGCGCTCTTCTGCGATCAGGCCGTCCACAACGCGCCGTGCAACGCGCTCAACAGCAACCTCGTCGAGAGCAGGCGTAGATGCCTGTGCTGCGATGCTCTGCACGAGCTGGGCGAGTTTGAAGGCATCGGCAGTCGTCTTGATGTCCATGTCAGTCAGTCTCAGCAACCTCACCAGCCTTGGCAACTCAACTCGAGCCACCACCAAGCCAGCGTCTATCGGCCACTGCTGTGCAGAAAGTATCGGCTGCATTGCACGCCGTCCACAAGAAACTGGGTGAATTCTCATGGGATGCATGCAAGTCACTGCAGAGCGCGAGGTTACGACTGCAGGGAAACTGGGAGAAGTCCGGAAGTGGACGGCGTGTATGTGGGAGGGGGACCGATCTTGCCCTGTTCGCAGGCAGGGCTGGGTGATGCACGCCGATCCGCCGTCGATCACCACGCCGTCTGCCAGCCTCGCCACGATCACTTGCGCAGCGTCACGATGCGTTGGTCCACCCGGGTTCCCGGTGCTCGTGTGCGCGTGCGTATGCGCGCAGGCGTGCGACCCCCCACACCCCAGCCCCCACGCGAGGGACCCACCTAGGGGGCTAAATAGTATTTCCTCTGGCGTACATTCAGACGATGGCTGGACGGTTTCAGCTAGGAGGTGTTAGGTTTGTGACCATGCGTAAGAAGTTGCGTGAAGTGGCAGAGGTCGTGGAGGGGTACACACCCCCTGTCAAGAAGGGAGTCAAGAAAAAGACACAGGTGACAGGACGGCTGGCGTCTCGTGTGTCTAAGGAGTTGGAGAAGCCGAGCAGCGAGCCTGTGAGCTTTAAGCTGTCAACTCTCCGGGAGCTGTTGATGCTGGAGCTGGAGAAGGATGACGGTGTGAATGCTAAGGCTGTGGCTAAGACTCTGGTGGAGAAGGCTATTGACGGGGATGCTTACTGCATCCGTCTGCTCATGGAGCGTGTAGATGGCTTGTTGCCGAAGTCTGTGAGTGTCAATGGCCAGATTGCTATCGGTCAGGTAGTGACGCTAGTGGATACGAGGTCTCTGAATGTAGAGATGCCTGCGTTTGTAAGGGAGTCTCAGCCAGTAATGACTGTAAGAGGGGAAGGGGTAACCCCTTCCCCGCTCCTATCGTCGCCCCCCATCCCTAGAGAACCGATTCTTACAGTAGATGCTGTAGCTTTAGAAGCAGTTGATACGGTTCTTGGAAACAGTTTTACTCCACTTGACGCACAAGCAGATGAATGCCCCCACCCCCCTACCCCCTCCCCCGAAGCATAACAGTCAGGAATAGCGTGTCAAGTACAAACAATGTAAAACAGCAGCAAGTGGAGGTGCGGGGGGCGCCTGCGACATTATGGGACATGGTTCAGAAGCCGGGGGTAGAGCGGTCACGGGAGTTGGTGATTGCGGGGCCGGGAGGTACTGGCAAGAGCCGGGGGATTGGTCACTTCCTCTGGTGGGTGATGAACACCTACCCTTGGGTGCGAATCCTTGTGGTCCGGAAGACGAGGGTGTCTTTGTCGGAAAGCTTCCTGAAGACATGGGAGCAGGATGTGATTCCGCAAGGGAGTCAGATCCTAGAGGGTCCACTACGGGCACACCGGCAGAGCTACAAGCTGGAGGTGAACGGGGCCGAGATGGCAGTTGGTGGCTTGGACAACCCGACTCGTCTCTACTCGACTGACTGGGACATCATCTATGTCCAAGAGTGTACGGAGCTAACGGAGGACGAGTGGGAGCGACTGCGACGGGGTCTGCGTAACTGGAAGATGCCGATCCAGATGCTGCTGGGTGACTGCAACCCCGAGAGCAGCCGTCACTGGCTGTACCGCCGTTTCTTGGACAAGAGGACCGAGAGGCTGGACTCTAAGCACCAAGACAACCCGAAGTGGTTCAGCACCAAGGAGAAGAACTGGACACCGGAGGGCATGGCATACCTCCAGAACCTGTCTAGGCTGACCGGTGTCCGTAAGCGGAGACTTCTGTTCGGGGAATGGGTGTCTGCAGAGGGTGCTGTGTGGGAGGAGTGGGACGATACCCGCCACATCATGCAGAAGCCGCCCGGAGACTTCATGCAGGTCCTCGGAATCAGGTGGGTCTTCGGCAGCATGGACTGGGGATACACGGCTGCGGGTGTGCTCCAGATCTGGGCCGTGGATCAGGAGAACCGGATGTACCTGATCCGTGAGGTCTACAAGCAGGGTCAGCAGCTGGAGTGGTGGGCAGACAGGGTCGTGAAGGCGTGGATGGAGTACAAGCTACAGGCCATCGTAGCTGACCCGTCTAGACCTGACGCGATCAAGCTCGTGAACGACCGGCTGAACGATGCAGGTGCTCCTCGTTTGGTCAGAGCTGCCAACAACCGCCGCACCACCATCGGTGGAGACCTAGGTGGACTGGACATGGTCCGGCAAAAGCTGCGGATCCAGCCTGACGGTAGGCCGGGGTTGATGATGTTCGCAGATGCTCTGGACTACAGAGACAACGACCTGCACGAGAAGGGACTCCCCTGCAGCACATCAGAGGAGATTCCTAGCTATGTCTACGCCAGCGTTGGCGAGGGAAAGCTAGACAAGGAGAGGACTGACCCAGATTGCGCTGACCACGGATGTGACTCCATGCGTTACGCGGTGACTTTCCTGTGGAGACGAGACTTGACTCCAGAAAAAGACCCGGAGCGCAGGCCGATGTTGACTTACGCTCAGGTCTTGGGACATGATGAGGTCTGGGACGATATCGGAAGGAAGCCTAGCCTCTAATGCTCAACTGCGAACCCCAGAATCTGTACTCCGAGATTCAGGCGGCGGAGAAGTACCGCGACGAGCACCTTCGTTCCTACGACCGCAGAAAGCGCCGTTTCCACGGCCCGAGCTACGCCGGTGACGAAATTCAGGGGTACGAGCCTGAAAACCACGAGTTCGAGTACATTTCGCTGTTGCTGCCCAAAACGGTGTTCGACAACCCCCGTGTGAAGGTCAGCAGCACCCGTATGGGGCCGATTCAGGACATTGCCAGTGCTGTGCAGGCTGGCATGAACCGCTGGATCCGCGATGTCAAGCTGCGCAGAACCCTAGTTCGCGTAGGTCTTGACACCTTCATGTGCTGGGGAGCGACAGTTGTCCGTGTTGAGCCGGACCAAGACAGAAAAGCACCGCAGTGGTTCTCTCAATCTCTGCCGTATCGCCCGAGCGTAGAGAGAATCAGCCCGAAACGGATCTTCTGGGACCCGCTTGCTCTGGATATTTCAGAGGCTCGCTACATCGGGCATGTCTGGGCTAGGGACAAGGACGATTTGATCAAGCTGGCAGAGGAACGCCCGGAAGAAGGGTGGGAACTGGACCAGATTCGCAATGCAAGCGACGACTCTGGAGCTGAAAAACTCGAAAGGGAGTCGAAGTACGGCACTCCTAGCCGCAAAGAGATCGTGTGTTACGAGGTGTATGTTCCCGGTCACCAGCTAGAGGGAGAGCCGGGTCCAGACGAAGGGTTCAACGGAGCCATTTTTACCATCGCTGTTGGCGGTGCTATGGCAGATGGGACCAATCGCGCATGCTGCATCCGTAAGCCACGCATGTACTACGGGCCTCCCGAGGGTCCGTACACCCTGTTCGGGATCTACCCAGTACCTGACGACACTGCCCCGTTGTCACCGACCGTGGCTATCCAAGCTCAGGTCGAGACCCTGAACATGCACGCCAAGGCTGTGATGAAGGCAGCTAGCCAGCGCAAGCGCGTTGCGTTTGTGTCCCGTGCAGAGCCTGACCTGCAGAAGAAGGTCAAGCGTGCAGAGGACGGCGATGTCGTGCCGGTCAACACGGAAGAGCTGAACAACAACCTGAAGGAAGTCGAGCTTGGCGGTGTGACACCCGCTGCGATCAACGCACTTCAGATCGAGCGTGAACGCCGAGACCGCATCTCTGGCATGTCTGACGCTATGCGTGGCAATGTCGCCGGTGCTGGTACTGCCACAGAGAACGCCATTGCTGCCGAGGCCAGCACCGCACGCATGGCCTTCATCAAGCAGCAGTTCACCGACGCTGTGACAGACATGCTGCGCAAGGTCGCTTGGTACATGTACCACGATGACCGCATCGTGTTCCCGGTTGGTGACGAGATCCAGAACCAGAACGAGATGGCTGCGATGATGCAGCAGACTCAGGGAATGATGGGTGCTGCAATGGGCGGTATGCAGCCGCAGCAGATGGTCGGAGGTCTTCCGTCTGTCCCGCCCAAGAAGGATAGTGCTCCAAGCGAGGATGTGTTCGAGCCGCGAGGCGAGCCTTGGTATCAGGGCGGAGTAACACAAGAGATGTCGGGCTACTCGTTCAAGGACCTAGACCTTGATATCGAGCCGTACTCGATGGAGCGCACGAGCGAGCAGCAGCAACAGCGACGCATGATGGAGCTGGTGCAGATCGTCACTCAGATCTTGCCAGCAGCTATGCAGGCTCCTGTTGATCTGCAGGCGATGATGAATGCTATCGGCAACATGGCGAATGTGCCTGAGCTTGCACGCATCATCGACTTGAAGGCAGCTCGCATTCTGCAGTCTCAGATGCTGCAGGGTGTGCAGATTCAGTCTTCTAACCCGCCAGCCAAGCTGGCTAAGGATGTCGGTGCTTCCACACCGGGTCTTGTTCAGCCGGGCGGGTCTCCGCCCAAGAGCAAGACAACTCCGGTCGCCAAGCAACGGCGCCAGAACCCGTCTCAGGAAAGAGGCGTACAGCCTCCCAACACCGGATACATGCAATCCTGAATGCTGTACTTGTTTCAAGACAACGAGACTGGGGAGGTGGTTGAGATCAACTTCCCCATTGGAAAAGCTCCCAAGATCGGAGCAGTCAAGAAAGTCAAAGGCCGCAGCCTAGTGCGAATCCCTGTAGTTCCTCAGGGTCTGGTAAGGCCGAACGCAAAGTTTGTCTCCCATAGCCTCCCCCGGCACTGGCCTCATGCAAAAGACCATGAGCCGGGCACAGGCAAGCCTCGTTTTAACAGCATTCACGAAGTCCGTGAAGCAGAGGCCAAGAGCAAAGACACCAAAGCGGACCAAGTAGTTTATGACTGAAGAGCAAAAAGAAGTATCTCCGGATCTGACAGTCAAAGCAGGCGGCGGCGAGATTGAAATCACTCCCGCAGAGCGCGAGTACTTTGACAAGGCACTTCCGCTACAGCAAACTCAAGAGAACACCGCTCCCGTCCGGGCCGAAGACGGGAAATTCGCCAAGAAGTCAGAGCAACAGGGCACGCCTAGCGATGCACCCAAGGGCTATGACAAGGCCGTAAAGGCTCTAAAGCTTGACGGATGGACAGATGACGACATCAAGGCACTGCCTCCAGAGCGACTTGTCGCACTCGGAAAGAAGGCCAAAGATCGTCACTCTGAAATCGGCAAGAAGCTGCAATCTCGTAGCGCCGAGTCTGAAACGGAAGTCGAAGAAGACGAGCAGGAGGAGGAAGAGGATGACAACTCTGAACCCGAAACGCGAGCTTCTGCAGACCAAGGGGAAGACGCTCAGGAATCGGAAGACAAGGATGACGACGAGGAACCCGAAGAGGAGCTTGGTTCAGCGGAACCAACAGGCCAACCTTTCACTCGGGAACATCTTCGATCAATGGTCAAGCCCCTCTCCGATGCGATTGGGCTAGGCGATGAGGTTGGCGACGAACTCGCCAAGGTGTTGGAACAGGCCGTAGCTCCTCTGCAAAGTGAAATCTCGCGGTATCGTCAATACCACGAGCAGGTCATCCGCGAGAGGGGTGAAGAGCTAGGGACCAAGGCGAGAGAAAAACTGGCGGACCAGTTCCCGGGTCTGAAAGACGAAGAGAAGTTTGAACGGGTCGTGAAAAAGATGACCGACCTTGCCAAGTCAGGCGACTACGACAGCATGGAAACATTGATGTTCGATGCTGCGAAGCTGGAGTTGTTTGACGACGCTAAGAACACGGCTACCAGATCAGCCATCTCGTCAAAGCGAAGCTTGGGTCAGCCCGTAACCTCAAGCCGTAGCCTACCGTCTAAAGCGATGTCTATCGAAGATCGAGAAGACATGGCACTTGATGCACTGCTTCAAGGAAAAGGCAAGGAAGCTGCGAAACGCGCTTACTTCGGGCAGTAGATCAACCACACCAAAGAACAAAACAGAGAATAGACCATGGGTTCCGCACTCAGCACCTTCTCTGACTTCGTAGCATCAACTGGCCCGTCGTACCTCACGGGCGCTGACCAGCTGATCAACGAAGTTCAGAAGAACTCCTACATCATGCGCCGCTTCCTCAAGGGAGCGGACAAGACCTTCGTTCTGCAAGGCGGCTCGACGATCAAGGACGCATTGATCCTTGACTCGGCTAGCACCTTCCAGCAGTACCAGCCGAACGACACCTTCCTTTGGCAAA